AAAAGCTAAAAATTATGTTTCATTAGTGTTTAGTTACTTAGGGATACCACCAATAATTTTGGAACAAATAAGGAGAATATAAAAATAACTAATATGGCAGATTGTAAACCAAAAGAAAAATCGGGATTTGAAGATGTTGATTTAACATCAATTAGTAACATACTAAAAATATTACTTAGTACGTTTAAATTATTTCAAAAACCAGCACTACCTATACCACCACCATTATTGTTAGTTGGTAAAAATTTAAGACCTGGTATGAGTGCTAGGAATTTAGCAGCTAGAATTATATCTAGATACGAATCAGATGCTGGTGTACCAATGGGTGATATATTTGATGACGGTCCAAATACTGAAGCTATGAAAGTAAGAATTATGTCCGAAGAGATTGTTAACATGATACAAACTGAAGCTAAAGTTGATATCGCTATAGACCCAGGTGCTATACAGATAACTGCGGCTGGTTCTGCTGGTCCAATACCTGTGGTAGTACAAGGTGCTAATACGATTTTTACTACAGCTGGTGGTGGTGTTAGATAAAATTTTAATGTTATGAATATTTACGAAGATAAAACTAATAATGAAATATTGTTAGAAATTAAACAAATGCAAATAGACCATGAAAATCAAAAAGCTAAGATACTTGAAGAATATGACAAACTGATAGCTATCGAAGAAAGATTTACATTGGCTAATAAGATAATAACCGAAAGATTAAAAGGTAAATAATATATGTTTGGTACCATTTTCAATAAATTCAGTAGTGGTAGGAATAGTATCACTAATAAACCTAGACCATTTAAGAGTATACAATTAGGTATTGTGCAAGAGGATGGTGAGGTACAGGCGGGTAGTGATTCTGTAACACAAAGAGCTAGAAATGAAAGATTTAATTCTGATACCCACGCTATTAGGGTTAGGCTTATTGGTACTGATAATACTGAAGGTGATGCTGAATTAGCTAACTGCTTCCCATTACTACCAAAACACTTAAACTTTAAACCTAGTAAGGGTGAGATTGTTATGGTTGTTATGTTTGGTGAAGACGAAAAGCAAGGTGATAGATTTTATATTGGTCCGTATATTTCAGCTGAAGACAAATTAGGTAAAGATACTGCTGATGGTGGTGCTGATTCCAATTTCCAAACTGGTAAATTAGCTCCATCAACTAATTTCATTAAAAGAGACCCAAACTCATTCGGTATATATGAAAACCCTAAACATGTTATTATTGAAGGTAGAGATAATACAGATTTTATACAAAAGAGTGGTGAAATCCTTATTAGGTCTGGTAAATTTAAGTTAAATCAAAGAAGAGTATTTAATGATGAAAACCCAGGCTTCATTCAATTAAAATTCAACCAACCATATAAAGAAGAAACCCTAAATGAAAACGGTGTAAGTGATGTTAGAAGTTCTAGAACCACTGATGACCCTAAATATGTTACAGTGACTAACATCGTTAGTGATAAGATTAATTTATTATCACATAACGGTGATATCATTACAGATAAGAATGGTGAAAACCCTGTTAATTTAACTTCTAGAATTGAGGGTGAAACAGGTGCAGCTAAATATATCACTGATATCGATATGGATACATTACTTAATAATGCACACCCACTTGTTTTTGGCGATATTTTATTAGAATATTTAAAGTTATTAAAAGAGGCGTTATTTAATCACGTACATAATAATCATGGTCTTAAGAGTACCGACAATACATCTGATAAGAAAAAACCATTAGCTGAATTTAAACTTAAAGCTTCTGAATTAGAAAAAGCAATGATATCAAAGAATATCCGTATTAATTAATATTTCTAGATATTTATTAATAAAAGAAAAATGGTAATACGTACTTATTTTGATAGAAACAACACGATAGTCTACAATAATTCTGTTAATGTGGGTAGAAACCCTATTGCTGAATTATATTATGGTGGAGACTCATCTTCAAAATCATATTCTAGATTCATATTCCAATTTGATGAAACTAGACTTAAAGACTTATATACGGGTGGAACATTCACTGATTTATCTAAACTAAAACATACACTTAAAATGACTAATACAGGGGCTTTTGATACTGATTTGTTAGGTCAAACAACTTGTGGTGGTAAAGAAAGGACATGTTCATTTGATTTAATAGTTTTCCCTGTAACCCAAGACTGGGATGAAGGTTGTGGGTATGATTATGGTTCATGTGCGTATATAGGTGATGGTTCTGAAGACTATGGCCCATCTAACTGGTTTTATGCTAGAACTAATACAAGTTGGTCTGGTGGTACTGGTATTTATTCTGGTTCAGCAACAGTATTAGCTACACAACATTTTGAACAAGGTAATGAAAACCTTGAAATAGATATCACAAATATAGTAAACGGTTACCTAACAGGTGATACCAATTATGGTTTAGGTATCGCTTTTACTAGAGCTTTAGAAGAAACTCAAACAACCAAACATCAGTACGTAGGTTTCTTCACAAGACACACACAAACATTTTATGAACCATTTGTGGAAACTGTTTATCAAAACCATATAAAGGATGATAGAGCAGATTTCTATTTAGATAAGGACAATAAACTTTATTTATATGTTAACCTAGGTGGTACACCCACTAATTTAGATACACTACCAAGCGTTGTTATCAAGGATAATAATGATAATGTGTTCTCAACAATTACAGCTGTAACACATGTGACTAAGGGTGTGTATTCTATCGATTTAAAAGTTCCTACCACTTCAAATTACACTGATTGTGCACAATTTACTGATATTTGGTCTGGAATTACTATTAACGGTGTTACAAGACCAGATATTGAGTTAGATTTCATACTTAAAGATAGTATGGGTTATTATAATATTGGTTCATCAGATTCTTTACCTAAAAAAGTTGGTCTTAATGTTACAGGTATTAAAAGAGAAGAAAGAATCCATAGAGGCGATTTAAGAAAGGTTATTGTGTCTACGAGGATTCCATATACAATTGAACAAAAACAAACCGTAGATAGCCTTAAATACCGCTTATATGTTAAGGAAGGTAGAAATGAATACACTGTAATTGACTTCCAAGACGTAGAAATGGCAAATAACTATAATTATTTCCTTTTAGATACTGCTAGTCTTGTCCCAGGTATATATTACTTAGATGTTAAAGTTGAATCTAATTTAGAAGTTAACACACTTAAAGATGTGCTTAGTTTTGAAATAATTAGTCAATCAGATTTAAGAATTAGTCAATAATATGAAAGGGTTAATTAAGAATAAGGTAAGAAAATTTTTATACGAATCAATAAAGAATTCAAGTTCTGAAGAATGGAATATATGTGATGATTTTAGTGTTGACAATTATGATGATTTAATATCACTATTAAAAAACTCACATATAGAACAAAAAGATTGGAACAACATACAAGACTTATTAGATGAATTAAAAAGTGGTTTAAGTAAGTCTAGTAATGATGAAGACCAATTCAACACCATAACCCATAAAATAGCAAATAGACTTTGTAAATAACAACCTAATATAAAATAAATAATTATGTGTACTTGTGAAAAATGTGATTGTGGTGGTAACTGTGGTGAAAACTGTACTTGCGACTGCTGTAAAAAGTAATTAAATTATGAAAAGTGTTTTAGTAACGGGTGGACTTGGCTACATTGGTAGCCACACCACCGTTAAATTAATAGAGAAGGGGTATCATGTAATAATCATAGATAGTCTTTATAATTCAAGGGAGGAAGTTGTAGATAGAATCGAAAATATAACTGGTATCAGACCAACATTCTATCACGCAGATATATCAGTTAATGGTGCTTGTCAACCAATCTTTAGGAACTTTGATGTTGAAGCGGTAATTCATTTTGCTGCACACAAATCAGTATCTAATTCAATTTATACCCCTATACAATATTATGAAAATAATGTTGGTGGTCTTACAAGTCTTTTAATGGATATGAATTTATTTGGTGTTAAGAACCTTATATTCTCTTCATCGTGTACAGTGTACGGAGAACCAAAGGTATATAAGGCTATTAGTGAATTAACTCCAACACAAAAACCTAAAACCCCTTATGGTATGAGTAAGTATTTATGTGAAGAAATACTTGAAACTTCTTCAAATCAATTAAATTCAATAGCCCTTAGATATTTTAACCCGATTGGTAATCATGAATCTGGTCTTTTATATGAAGACCCAAGAACACACCCAGAAAATCTCATGCCTTATATTCAAGGTGTTATAGAAGGTAAGTTTTATAGTTTACAAGTATTTGGTGATGATTATGATACACCAGATGGGTCTTGTATAAGAGATTACATCAATGTTAACGACTTGGCCGATGCACATGTAAAAGCATTAGAAATAGTTGGAAATAAACCTTATGATGTTATTAATGTTGGTACTGGAAATGGGGTAAGTGTATTTGAAATTATCGAAGCATTTAAAAAAGAAGGTGTGGATATTCCCTACCAAATAGCACCAAGAAGGGAAGGGGATATAGAAAAAATTTATGCAAATATAGAAAAAGCTAAAAACCTTATGGGGTGGGAACCACAGAGAGATATTAGTGATTCTGTTAGGTCAATTTTAAAGAAAATTGAAATTACCTCTTGACCTTTTTAGTGAATTATGTATAGTTATAAACATAACGTTAACTCGTAGTATTGGTCTTGAGTCGTTTATTCGGCTTTAGAGTTTTCTAGGAAACAAAAAGATTGGTACATTAATAACAAATATTAAAAGTTAATTAAAATGAACAAAACTTTAAATGGGGTTCCTACACCCACAGCTAATTTAGCTATTAACAAAAGTAGGTTAAAAGTGTATGGTAAGAAATCAGAAGTCCCTACTTACTATTTAGAAAAAGGGCAAGAATTCCAAATCGAATTATTTAATCCAACTAAAGAAAATATCTTAGCTAAGATATCGTTAAATGGTAAACATATCGGACAAGGTGGACTTGTTTTAAGACCAGGAGAGAGAGTTTTTCTTGATAGATATATAGATGTAGCAAGAAAGTTTAAATTTGATACTTACGAGGTTGCAAATACGTCTGAGGTTAGAAAAGCTATTGAAGAAAATGGTGATTTTAAAGTGGATTTCTATAACGAATATATACCACCAGTAAATCCAACATTAGGTATTGATGATTTCAATATTTATTATGATGGTAATAATACATTTCAAGGCCCAAATATTAGACGCATTAATTATTACAATGCTAATCTTAATGTAAATTCAAATGGGTTGAATGGTAGTATTGATTTAGCAAATTTAAAAACAACTAACACCAACTATAGTCAACCAGTTAGTAGTGACATAAATCTTAATGGCACACTTGATTTTATGGACACAGAGTTAAGTAGAGACATTACCCCACAAGAGAAAACATTAAGAAGTAGAATCTTTCCAAAGAAAACAAAGTCTATTGAAACTGGTAGAGTAGAAATGGGTAGTACTTCTAATCAAAAGATGACTACTGTTAATATGAATTGGTTAACGATACCATTCCATACGGTAGAATATAAAATGTTACCAGTATCACAAAAGGTAAATACGACTCAAGACTTACAAGTTAAGAGATATTGTACTAATTGCGGAACAAAACAAAAACCTAGCTTTAAATTCTGCCCTAGTTGTGGGGCAAAATGCTAATTAAATAACAAATAAACGAGTTAACGATAAATTAAATGGGGTATGTATTTACATGCCCCATTTTTTATTAATTTGGGTCTACATAAACCCTTTTAACGCCAAGCGCTTTAACAGCCATAAATCTGTGGTTCATATCGGTTAGAGTATATTCCTTATTATCGTCCCAATATTCTAATATATTTTTAAAACCTTGGTAATATTCTGATTCCCAATAATAACCATAATCCTCAATATCTTCCTTATCAAAATTTGATAAATAATCTTTACCATAATATTTATCTAAATCATTTAAATTTTTTATCTTAGATAATACACCATCAGCTATACCATAAGATTCGGAATCGTAACTTAAAGAATCTAAAGCATCATATAATGAGAAATGTGCTTTACTATCTTTAACATTAACTAAATCATACATTAAGTCAAAATTTTCTCTTTCACTTAAATAATCTATCATCTGTTCAAGGTTATAAGCACCCCCCAAAGGACTTTCATTTACTGGAAATGATTCTAACATGCCACCATCTTCTAAATATTTAATATATCGTTTTACTTGGTCATCGTAAAATTGATTTTCTTCTGTATGTTCTATTTCACTAACATAAACTATTTTATCACCACCATTGGTACTTAGTTCATAGGTAATACCATCCACCCTTTCGTATCTATGATAATCATCTGGTACGACTCTTGTGATTTGATATTCATCACCATCATCTTGAGTGTAATACTCAACACTCTCATTTTCCAAACCTTCTCTTAATAACTTTTTAATTAAACTTTTCATATACTATAAATATCACCATAAAACAAAAAAGGCCTCTCTAATGAGAAGCCTTTTAAGTTTATATATAAGATTTTATTATCTTAATTCAGCAATGTTGAATGTTGGAACACCATCAACTCTTACGTGACCGTAGAATCTGTTGTTAACAACTTTCTTCGCATATCTTGTCATAATCCCCTTCACTGGTGCGAAGTTAAATGGATTGTACATTGTAGGCGTTAATTGCATTGGTACATACGGAGCGTAGATGTAACCAGTATCTAATAAAGACTTACCTTTGTGACCGATAATCATAGAGTATGAAGGTGCGTAAGGGTCTCTATATACTTGGTATCTACCAGATAATGAACCTACTCTTTCAATACCCATGTTGTATTGGTCTTGCTCTGGGTTAGCATCACTTACGTGGAAGTATTCTAAATCATCAAAGATAGCAGAGATTTCAGAAGATACTACGATGAAGTTTGCACCACCTCTTAAAGTAGACTTATGGATTTGAGCTGAAATTTGGTTAACTTTAGTAATTAAAGTTTGGTTCCAGTCTTTTTGAGTATAAGGACTTGCAGCAGAAGAAGCTTTTCTCCATCCGTTGTAATCCCATCTTAATTGCCATGCAGCAGCTTTTCTTAAGTCTCTTAAGATTTCACGGTCAATCTCAGCAGCAACTTGCTCTGATAACATTGCAGTTAACTCAGCTTCAGCATCAATGTTGTGGAATGCACTAACATCTTGTGCTAATTCTGGAGACCATGTAGCTCTTAATTTTCTTTCTTCTACAGAAACAACAACTTCGTCTAATTTGAAAGAAACTTCACCTAATTCAGTTTCTAATTCTAAAGAAGCGTATTCTGTCCAAGTAACGTCAAAGTCACCACCAGTGATTGCAGACATAGCAGCATCAGTAGCGTCAACACCAACATAACCATCATAAGTAGATGTAGTAACAGCTGGGTGAGTTAAATCTAATTCTAAGTAAATAACACCAGCGTCATCACAGATAGAATCGTATTCAACGATACCTTTACCGTATTTTTGAGTAACTAATCTGAATGGAACTTCAGCAGCGTTAGCAATAATTGTTTCGTTATCTTGGTCAATTAAAGCAGCACCTAAACCGTTAGTAACTTTTAATGAAGCTAAGAATGACTCAGTATCCATTTGGTTACCATCTGGTCCACTTAATCTACCTTTATTAGTAGATGAGAATCCAGATACTCTTAAGATAGCAGCTCTTACAGAACCATCAGTTGCAGTAGGTAATGAAGTAATATCACTAACAACAGTGAATTCACCATCAGCACCAAGAGTAACTAAGTTACCGTTTACAGCTTTAAGTGTAGCAGTACCTTTAGAGTTGTCGAATAAACCATCGTTGTAGTATAAGTCGTAAAGGTTTTTAGCCTTCATCGGTGTAATAACACAGTTACCTAAACCAACACACTCTGGTAATTGATTCATACCTGTGTGAGCAGAATATGTAGAACCATTTACGTAGAAATCTCCAGCGTTACCAGAACCATCAACTCTGTTAGATGTTTGAGGTACGAAGTAGAATAACTTACCGATAGGCATATTCATTGCTTGTACAGATACGATATCGTTAGCTAATAATTTAGAGAATACTCTTCTAACGATAGGGAATACTACTGTTTCAAATGAACCAGAAGAAGTTGCATCAGTTGCTTCAGTTAATAATGAAGACGCTTGGTTTTCATATAACTGAGCGATGTTTTCTTTAATGTGTCCGTTAAGACCGTCTAAGAATCCTAAAGAATCCCATTTTGCTTGGGTTTGCTTTCTGATTTCTTTCATGTGGTCAAGTCCAATGTTACCAACCACTCCAGAATTTAATAAATGTGACATAATTTTTGTTTATTTATTTTTATTTAATTTTTATTATCTATTATTGACTCTTCTCATTAAGTCCATAATTCTTGAAGTCTCTTTATCAACGTAAGCTGTAGACTCATTTAATTGAGTTGACTTAGATGTTGATACTTCCTTCATAATTTTATTTTCAATTGATTCGTTAAGCGGTTTTCTGTTTCTAAGCTCACTCTCAATTGTTTTGTATAGTTTTTTAGACTCCTTAAGTGTAGAAACTTCATTATCAAATCTTTTGAAAATGTTTTCTTTCTCATCTTTAGTTGTCGAATGCTCCATAAATAACTTAGTTACATAAGTTAAATTAGAGTTAAAAACTACAGTTTCCGCTAACATAGTTCTAAATTGTTTAAGAGCTTGTTTGTATTCGTTGTTTCTACCCTTAAGTTCTTTAGCTTCTGTTAATAGAGTATTATATTTTTTGATTACTTCAGACTCGTTAACTTTTCTAGGTCTAGGTTGCCCTATATCAGCATTTTTACCTTCAGTTCTTGCTTCTTGTGCAATACCTACAGGGATTTGCTCATCTAGTTCTTCTTTACCTTCTTCTTTGTCTTCTTCAGCTTCTTCTTCCTCAGTTAATTCCTCACCTTCTTCAAGTGATTCATTTTCCTCAGACATAACCATCTCACCTTCAGCTTTTGCGTGTCCAGGTTTTTCAGTAAATCCTTTCTCACCATCTTCATCAGTGTTTGAGTTAGCGTCAGCAAAGTTTTTTGCGTCCATCTCGTCTAAAGCGATTTCATACATAACTTCGTCTTCAATTTCACCAGCTTCATCATCCATATCACCCATAGGTTCAATTTCTAATTCTTCTTCACCACCTTCAACTTCACCTTCACCAGTTTTAATTACAAACTCTCCAGGTTCGTTAACAGATAAATGAACTTCACCAGTTTCATCATCAACTACAACTTCGATTTCATCATCACCAGTTAATTTTTTATAAACTGCAATAACGTCATCGTCAGATGCTGTTGTCATATCTATTTCGTCCTCATCATCCGATGCTAATGCATCCATACCAGATTCGTAATCACCCTCAAGGTCATCACCTTCTATTGAGTCCAATGATGTTCCAACTTCGTCACCTTCGATTTCTTCTTCTTCTGATTCTTCACCAGCTTCTGATTCTTCACCAGCTTCTGATTCTTCACCAGCTTCTAGTTCTTCACCAGCTTCTTCTTCATCAGCTTCTAATTCGTCTTCGGTAACAACATCTTCTTCTAAATAATCTTCTTCTAAAGATTCTTTCACGATACTATCAATTTCTCCCTTCGTTAATGAAGCAAGTATTTCTTTTGAGTTGGCATTTAGAGCTTCTTGGATTCTTTTAGCATCCAAAAGAGCGTCATCTAAAATTGATTTTTTCTTATCAGCCATTTTTCTTATTAATTTATTTTTTTATTAATTTTATGTGTGGATAATTTTTCCACTTGTTTATAAATATGTTATATTTTTACAAAAAACCATTTTTGTAAAAAAAATTTAATCTAATAAAAATTTATTGATATTATCAATTAATAAATTATTTGTTTTTTTAGTTGATTCAGTAAATGGTTTAGCTTCCTCTTTTTCTTTAAACATCCAAGAACCTGGAGTACTTGGTGAGGTCACAACATCCCAACAAATAATTTCAAAATCATCTTGTACTATGTGGTCACCATTAATTTGCTTAAGTGAACCAACACCTCTTGATGACACACCAATCATAATATTATTTCTAATAAGATTAGCAACTTCATCACCCTTAGTAGAGACAATACCGTAATTAACATATCCAGGTGACATAAGTATTTCCATCCTACCCATTAGGGTTTTACCTTCCCACCATGTCTCAAGTATATTGTGTGAAATTCTATCACCAGCAATGATAGATGATTCTGGATGGTCTAATTCACCAATAGCTCTTCTTTCCTTAATTAATTGTTGATATCTCTCAACTTCTCTCTCAAGAATTTCTCTAGGGTAAATTCTACCATTCCTATTTTTAACCCCCCACTTTTGTAATACAACATAAAGCTCTAATGGGTCAGTAATAATTTGCTGTCCCTTTTCTAATTTCTTAATCTCATTAACGAAAGCCTTATTTCTTTCATCATTTGGGGAAATATATCCAGCGTCTTGTTCGATAAGATAACCGAACCCCGATTGACCTGGTTTTATTATTTTTATATCAGACATATTTAAATCTTTATTTATAAATATGTCATGAATATAAAAAAACCCCTATTTGTTTATAGGGGTCTTATTTATTTTTTTGTTTTGTAAAAATTAAAACATGTTGCATCGTCTAAAACTTCGCAAAGTATGTTATGTGATATCTTATCTAAATTTTCTTGAATTATTTTTTCTTGTAGTTTAAAACTATTTTTTTGGAAAAGAGTAACTTCACAGTTCATATAACTCCTTTTACCATATTCAATACCAGATTCTCTCATATCAAAATCAACTATAGTTCTATTAACTTGAAATATGTTAGAATCTAATTCATTATGTAATTTTGTTTTTATCTCCTTTGTTAGTTGTCTAATACAAGCGCTGTAATTAGTTATTTCGGGATTCTTAAGTTCGGACCAAGCTGAAATCGTTAGATATAGACTCTTAGGGTTTTTATTATCTACAGTACCATAAACCACGTTATAATTCATATAATTTTCCTTTGTTAATTGCTTACCAGTTTTAGTTATCATATTATCTTTATTTTTATTAACAATAACTATTTTTTTTTTAAAAGTCAATAACCTGGTTTATATCTTACTTAATTAATTTTGTTTAAATAAAGCTATGAATACACCAAAAGCTATTTGGACTACAGCCCATACAGTAGTAGCTACAGTCTTAAATGTATTAAGGGCTGCAACATCTTTTTTCATTTCTTTAAGTGTATTAGGAGAAGCCACATCATCCATATAACGTTTCCACTTACCAATGGCCTCAACCTCTTTTTCTAAAACTTCAATTTTACCTAATTTTAAATTTATTTCATTTAAGGTTTCTTGGATTTTTTCATCATTTTCATTTAACCTTTCTAATTCAGCCAAAACCAATTTTGAATATTCATTCCAACCGTTTTGTTTAACACCTCTTTTGTTAGTTTCCATATTTATAAATTTGTAATGTCGATATGTGTACCGACCATTCTTATTGGTTTATTATTTTCATCCCATTCAATTACAGAACCTCTACATAATATAGTCACTTCACGACCATCCTTATGTGTATACCTACTAATTGTTTTAAATGGGTACTCACCTTTAGAGTCAAAATGTTTTTGAGCTTCATTTAGCATTTTTTCTAAATCATCTTTATTAATTAGTTTTTGCCAAGAAGAGGGGTGGTTCTCCATCTCATCTTCTTCATAACCTAATTGGTTTTTAAAAGTTTTGCTAAGATATTCATAATCCTTAGTTATATGCCAATCCCAATAACCATCAGTTGAAGTTTCAAGTATTTGTTCTAATACCTCCCTCATTTGAAATATTTCAGCATCCCTTATTGACAATTCCTCAACAAGACTTTTTATCTTATTAATATTTTTAGATTTAGAAACTTTCATGCGTAATAATTAAATTAAATTATTCTTCAAATTAATAATCTTAGTGATATCTTTCTCAAATGTATCGTTATTATAAACTCTATTTAAAAGATTTTCTTTAGCAGCTAAAAGACTTTCTTTTATTACAACATCTTCACCTCTAAATTCACCCTTAAGTTTTTCATTAATTAAGTTTAAACAATCATTAACATTTTCTTTAAATAATTCTTCTCTAACCTCTAGATTACCCTCAAGTATTGATTTAATTAATTTTCTTTCACTTTCATCTAAATCAGCGTAAGTTTCATTGTATTTGTCAACCGCTATAGTTGCTAAAAGACTAGTTGGTACACCTGTACCTTTAACCTCTTCTTTAATGATATTAGTTTTAACGAACTCAACAGTTTCATGTAATGAATCAACATACGTATCTACATCATTAGAAAAAATAAGATTAGAAATATTTTCATGAAGACTTTTACTATCATAGTCGTCTTCAATATTTCTACCCTTACTTAAATTAAATAATTTTTGATTAGCTTCGTAAATAACTTTTTTATCATACACTTTTAAAGATTCTAAAATCTTTTTTATTTTTTCTGTGGCTTTGAATTCATTTTCTTCCACCATAGACTCAATTTTTGTATAAGCATCAAATTGAGTTTTAAGAACTTTATTCTCTTTAAGCATCTTGATATATTTCTTGAAAAGAGTTTTTTTAGTGTCATTTTTTTCAGAAATACCTTCAGCCAATATAGTGTTAAAAAAATTCTTAAGTTTACCAAAATTTTCCATAATTAAACATTTATATATAAATATACATTTTTAAAGTAAAAGGTTTATTCATCAAGCATTTTATCGATATCATTTATCATCCCATTAATAGTTTCATTAATCTTAAAATTCTTATCAGAAATATTAACTCTCTCATTAACTATAGTATCTTTGTTTGGGTTGATTGAATTTAGTAACTTACCAAAATAGTTATCTTGGTGTTTCTTAACCTTTTTATTAAATCTTTGTTTGTTTTCTGTTATTAACTTTTCAGTTCTTTTTATTGATTCACCGAATCCACCTTCTTCACCACCAGCTTCTTCACCACCAGCTTCTTCACCACCAGTTTCTTCACCACCAGTTTCTTCACCACCAGCTCCACCTTCTTCACCGAATCCACCTTCTTCACCGAATCCACCTTCTTCATCACCTTCACCACCGAAGTCTAGACCGCCTCCGCCTCCACCTCCGAAGCCACCTCCGCCTCCGAATCCACCTCCAGATTCTTCACCTTCACCACCTTCTTCTGAGTTAGATGCACCCTCTTTAGCAGCTTCAATGTCACCATAAATTTTATCCACCTCATCAAATGTACCAGTATGCTTAATAACATTAGCGGTATTCTCCATTTCAGTGGCAGCTGCTTTTTCCATTCTTTGTTCAAGTAAGTTTTGTTTAATCTCATCGTCAGACCAACCAAGAATCTCCCTAGCAGCCCTTGTCATAGACATAACACCAAACCCATTACCAGCATCACTCACAGCATCTTTAAATAAAGTAACTTTAGCTTGTAATTGTTCAATCTTAAGCATTTCAGCTTGCGTTGATGGATTATTAAGTGTAAGTGTGAAATTATCTAATTCATCTTCAAAACCTAATAGGAATAAATGTAAGATTGCAATCTTATTTAATTCCATAATCATAGCTTGTTGAATTCTATTTACAGTTCTTGTAAATCTAACATCTTGTAATGCTAGGTTTTTACCCTCACCCATCGCATCATCAAACCCTAAGAAAGACTTAGGAACACGAAGTGCTGTGAATAGTTTTCTTTGTAAGTATTCAATATCCGCAATTTGGTCAAGATTTGAAGCACCTGGAAGTGTATCAATTGGATTTGGTGCATCTTCACTTCTTACTGGGATAAAGAAATCTTGGTCGTTAGCCATTTGATTATACTTTAAATCAATTTGACCAGTTTGTGGGTCAATAATTGGCATACGCTTAAACCTGTTAGCAATTTCATCGACATATTGTGGAACATCTTCATCATCAATGTTACCAACATAAATTTTATATACTCTTCTTTCTGGTGCTCTCGTTACCCTGTAAATAAGCATAGCATCTTCAGATAAAAGAAGTTGTTTCCAAATTCTTCTAGCTTTTTCTAATACAGAAGTACCGTATGGTAATTTCCTATCATCACCAAGAAGTCTAAAGTGTGCTATTTGCCATGAATTAAATTCAATGTCCCTACCTCTCCAATGAAATTTCACTGGTGGTGCTGCTTCTCTATCCTTACTAGCTAAACCATTAAATAAATCCCCTTCTCTTCTTTCAATTTCAAAGTTAGGTAATTGTCTGGCACCAAGAACTCCATTAGAATCATCAATATTAAGGAATACAAAGTTATCCCCATATTTACATGTGTTTCTAGTCCACATCGGTAGTGATGTATGGATATCAAGCCTATTAAAAAATAAATCTTCTAAGATAGTTTTAACTCTATCAGAATTAGAATAAACATTAAGCATTCTACCCTTATCATTAACAGTGGTAGATTCTTCCATCATAATATCAAGTGCGGCAGATATTTCTGGATAAAACTCCATACTCTCAAAATCACTGTAACTACCAATACGAGTAGTTTCATAATGAATCGATTGTTGAAAAAGCTCTCCATCAACCTTTCTCCACATCCCACCAATGTACTTATTTTGTTGTGCTTGTCTTTTAGCAGTTTCATATTCTTGTTTATTTTGTGTTTTTAATAAAACATCATTACCAATAGAATATCTATTAGTTTGGTTTTTAGGTACATTGATACCATCAGTTGTGAAGATAGTATTTAACCTTTGAAATATTGTCATTTTATTTTTAGCCATATTACTAATTTTTCTTAAGTATAATCAAATTTTTTAAAAATTAAATGGTTATTTTACATAATCACATTGCACATAAGCTTCACGTTCAGCTTGACCATTAATTAAAACAATCACATAAGAATATGTTGTTTTAAAATCATTACCTTGACTACCAATAGGTGCAATACAAAAATATTTTTTACCACCAGAAGTTTGATTTACCTTACTAGCGTTTTTCTTATTACTAGTGTCTGGACACCACTTATATAAGGTACCACCCTTTTGTGTACCATTTTTTCTAGTAAAACCCTTACCGCAATTACTCATAATTTTATTATTTTAATCCGCTTAACACCCATAAATAATCACCTCTTGGGTCTTGCATATTTTTTGATGTGTTTCTATCGAATTTAGGTTTCGGACTTGCTTTTTTACCTCTATTAGCTTGTGACACAAATCCACTGTTATAATTGTCACCATTTGTATTATTATTACCATCAGTTCCACCAACTTTCCAACTACTAAGCATGGCTTTACTTTGTTTTTCTAATTTTTCTAATTTCTTAAATGAATGTTCTAAAACCCATAATGGCATAGCAAAAGCCATAAGTAAATCATCATGATAACCATCCATGTGGTCAGCCTTACCATTCTTATAGATAAATGTTTTCATTTCAGATGTAGTCCTTCTAGACCTTATCTTAATACCATTACTTCTAATCATGAACTCTAAGTGCGCAATCATAGGTGTTCTTACACCATTAACATTAAATCCTGGTATTTTACTATCTTTACTATGGGAATCTAACTGACTCTTTTTACTATTAAGTACTTTACCTCTAGGTTCATCATAGTGTAAATATTTGTAATCCAACTCAATTAACTTTAATACAGTTGATACACCCATACCACCTGTAATATCTACTACAGTATAAGCTTTATATAAATTACCATATTCATAAACTAATTCAGCTAGTAAGTCTGGTTGAATTTTACCTTGATATTCCATAACTTGGTCCATTGTTGTGAAATCAATAATAACAATAGTTGAACTGTCTTCACCATCACCTCTAGCAACATCAACACCCATAATATATTGGTGACCCTCAACTGGTTTTTCCCAAATCCAGAATTCTTTTTCTCTACCGTCAACCCACGTTGGCTCTTTTACATTATTTTCTTCATGGAATACAATATCCTCATCTTGGATTACGTTACCACCAGACCCAAGGAAAGAAACGTCAAGCTCTTGTGCAATCTTTCTTGAGTTATTATTAAGGGTCATACACATATTTTCATACCATGTAGAAGTTGGTTTATACCCATCTTTAATTTTCTTCTCATAGTTATCAACTATAAATTCAACTTCCTTAATTTCTTCTACAACGTCACCAGCTTCATTTTTCTTAATCCATCTAAGGTCTTTATTATATCTAGGGTCCTCAAACCAACGCATCTCAACGATATTATAGTTGTTTTTACCCGTTTTAGATTGTTCGTATGTCTTATAATAAAGTGGGTCCATACCATTTGGTGTGGATATAAGCATTACCCTACCACCAGTAGCACATGATGACATAGCAGCAGCATAAACCGCATCACCATTGTCAATAAATGCTGCCTCATCGAAAACAAGGTAAGTAGGTGTATAACCCCTAAGTGCATCTTCAGAAGTAGCAACAGCAATGATTTGTGTTCCATTTGGTAACTCAATTTCTATCTTAGAGTTTGATATGAATATATCCCTCTTTTCATTCTCTTCAGAACCATAATAATCTGGTCCCCAAATCCATCTAGGTAATTGGGTTAAATAATCCTTAATACCTCTAACGAATTTTTGAGCTAATTTCAATTTATTCGCAATGACTAATATAGTTTCTGGGTTATCTGGGTCACAGAATCCAGCCTTAATAGCCATATAAGCTTGTGTAGTTGTAGAAATCCCCGCCTGTCTAGGCTTTGTTACCAAATTATAAGGATACTTCTCGTAAGCCCTTACAATCTGCTTTTGTCTAGGGAATAGTTTGAAAGGTACAAAACCACCTTGCGTTAAATCCTTTGTTTCCAAATAAGTTTCAATCGCATATATAGGGTCTTGAATACATTTCAAATACTCTTTCAATATTTCTTGTCCTGTAAGCATATTCTTTTATTTATAAATATGCTATAAAGGTTAAAAAAAGAAAAAAGCCGCTATATAGCGGCTTTTTAATAAATATATTTATTTTTATTATAATAATTCGTCAATATCAAATAAATCATCTCTACCTTTCATTGCTTGATTGTATTCATCTTCTTGAATTTCTCTCTTAGCCTCTGAAAGCATTTCGTTAATTTTAGATTTACCTAACTTAGTTCCAGCAATCATTTCTCTCATAACATGATTAAATTCATCTGGTGGTAATTGTACTAAATCAACGTATGCGTGATGTTTCATATTGAAATCTTCTGGTGGAATACAATCACAGAATTTTCTCCATAAACCTGGACCAAATCTCATGTCGTCTGGTTCAGCTTGAATAAAATCAGCCTTATTGATTACATATTCTGTTATATTTTCTTGTGTTGGTAAACCATGTCCACTCAATACCTCCATAATACCCTTACATAATTCATGTACTAGCACTGGAAATACCATAGCTTTAGCTTTAATTACTGGTTTTATACCTTCTTCATCCTCATTATAATCAACTTCACATGAACCCCCATTAACAGCACCATTTAAGTCTGGTACGATATAATACATATAATCAGCCGCACTCATCATTTTCTTATAATTACCTGGAAGTCTTGAGTCCATATCTCTCAACTCATCATTCTTTAAGTGGAACATATGGTTAACACTCTTAGAGGCACCTTGAATCATCGCATTAAGCACCCTTCTTTTATTAACTTCTTTATTAGCACTTACAATCTCATCATGAGATTCAAATTCAGTTTCAGTTTCTTGAGGTGTATCTATAGTACCGTTTCTATTAATATTAGGTTGTAAGACAGCTTCAAATTCGATTGAACCCTCTGGAATGTTAAATTCTTCCATAATCATTTCAACCGCCAATTGCTCTAATTTCTTTTTATGGGCACCTTCTATTTTCATAGATTCCATAACTAATGGCATTTGTTCCTTTTTGATAACTCTATCATCAATAACATCCATACCGAAAGCTTCTCTACACCTCATTACAACCTCTTTAAATCTTTCACGGATTAGTTTCATTTCACTAGAAATAACATCACCTTCTGGAAAGATGTTGGTACCAGCTAACGAATGTTTACCTTCCCTAAGTCTTTTCTCTAAATCTGGGTGCATTCTTTCAGTAATACCTTCAGCGTATAACATATTTTCGTTAATAGGTGTTTTACTTTCTACTTTCTTAGAAGTTAAAGCTTTTCTCGCTAAATCTTTATATTTACTCATTTTCCTAAATTTTTTACTTTAATTGTTTTCAATACTTTTCTTGTTTTTTTACCTAACACACTTTCAATTAATTGCTCTTTAGTCATCTTAGGTCTTACTGATTCAAATGGTAAATCATTAATCTCATCATCATTCGGTAACTCATCTACTGGTGTTCCATGGTATTGTTTTAATAATTCATAATAATCTTCACCAGCTTCAATATCACCACCTGGACCGATATCACCAAAGTCTTCACCAGTACCTGGGTCAACCTCATCTACACTTTTAGGTAAATCTCCTTTTGTATAAGCAAAGTCTTCTATTTGGTCTTTAGTCATACTCGAAGCAGCCTTTTTAATTTTTTCACTAGGACAATCACCGTCAACTTTACATTTAAGAACTGCGTTAAAAAAAGCTCTCTGACTATCAGATACAGCAACCTCCATTACATTGTTATCTTCAGCACCATAAGCTTGTTTAATTGAATCAGAAGCTATATCAGCCGCAATTTTTTTAGCGCTAGATTCATCACCAGTTATCGCTTTAATAGGTTCTTCAATACCCTTAACAATTGGCTCTAAATCTTTAACAGCGTCTTTAGCTAATATATCAGCCTTCTGTCTATTTTCTTGTATTACTCTTTTTTTAATCCTCATCGCTAATATTTTTAATCGCAACGTTATAATCTAGAACTAAATCATGTTCATATAATTTATCCTCAACGGATTTAATACCTTCACCAAAATGAATAGCCACCCTGTTTTCTGGGTATTCATCATAATCATCCATATCTTCCCATGCTAATGCGACCACACCATCAACAGCATCCCAAACAGCAAATTCACTACTATTTTGAACTAACTTTAATTTTAAATCTTCTGTTACAAGTCTACCAACCTTCTTAACAAAATTACTATTTGGTGGTGATGGTCTACCAGAAGCTGGATAAGCATCCCAATCATCACCATCAACATTTTCAGTCTTATCAGAAAATAAGAATTCGTAAAGGTTGTTACCAACCCAATCTTCACCGATTCTATTAACATATATTAAATACAATTCCTTCATACTTTAAATTAAAGATTCGTAAGCCTTTTCATTAAGGACTTCTGGATATTCATCACTTAATTGGTCTAATTCTTCATCACTCATTTCAGTACCATCACTAAAAAGACCATATGAAAAATAAGCATCAGTAAAATCTGGGTAATCTCTAGAATCAACACCCTCAATCTCTAATGAAGTTGAATCTACTTCTTTACCGTTTAACATCATAACGTCAACATTTTCTTCCATCTTTGGTTTAGTCTTTGGTTTAGTCTTTGGTTGCCAGATTCTTCTCTCTCTAATAGGTTTTTCTTCTGGAACAACCGTTGGTTTAACGTCTGGTTTAATACTAGGTTGTACTGTCTCATGTAATTTTGCTATGATAATTTCTTTCATATTTAACTTTTCTACAAATATACTATTTTTTTCTGATTCATTCAAGATATCTGATACAGATTTTTTAGACCACATTTTACATGACCAATACCCAGCAGTTGTCTTATCCTTTTTCTCAGCACAATTATGTCTTGCTCTAAAGTTTTTTCTAGCTTCAGCGTTATCCCTTCTAATTTCCATATTAGGGTCACCAAATTGTACCCTAATAACATTACCCTTATCATTTTTAACGTGAACCTTATATTTCTTTTTACAAGTACTGTCATTTGAACATGATTGTGGTTTATTAAGTGTAACCTTTTTACCCTTGTATTCAGCTTCTGTAATAGTTTCATTAACAGGTACACAATTTGGTACTTCTTTACCGCCCTTTTCTTTCATACCAACCATCTCATAACCATCCCAACATGGGTTTTCATCTTCAGTTGTTAAAAAATCAGCAACCTCTTCAGTATCATCAGCTGACGTAGAGATATGGTCTGGAGCCCATTCATGGCCTTTTAATTTTTTATTTAATTCATCATCACCTAACGAAAGAATATCCTCAGCATCATCTTTCATATTTTTAAGGTTTTGAATCATCATTTCATTTTCTTCTAATTCATCACCAAAACCCTCTTCATCATCAGCACCTACCTCATTGTCAAAACTTGGTTCTTCCGCATCAACATCTTTATCTACATCCATGTCGACATCAATATCCTTATCAATGTCATCATTCTCATCACCAGCACCAGACATCTTAATTTTCTTAATAATGTCTTTTTGGTCTTCTTCGTCCATTTCAGCTGTATGAGTAGCTGATATTACGCTATTAATAGCATACTTCTCTAAATCAAAATCTGGTTCACCTCTCTCATCATTATATTTTCTAAGAGATGTGCCTAATTTACCAGCAAGTTGTTGTATGAATTTTTCTGGGTCTTCATCTTCATCAGCTTCAACACCAGCATCGAATGGTTCGTCATCAAATGGCTTTTCATTATCACCATTATCTTCTTTTTCATCACCGAAAGATAAATCAACTTCTTCATCACCTTCAGCATCAGCGAAAGCATCTAATGAGTCCTCATCATCAGAAGCACTAAAAGCTGGTTCACTCTTTGGAGTGTCCAGCTTTAGTTTATATTTAGTTTCTTCTTCTAGATTATAGTCTTCTTCTTCGTCAGAAAAAAGACCAGTAGATTTATTATCGTGTTTCATCTCGTTTAGAGATGATTTATTATTCTTTAATCTTTTTTTTTTAAAGCTTCCATCATGATAGCTCTTTCTTCTTCACCAAGTGATTCAAGAATAGCATCAATTTTGTCATCACCAGAAATTTCATCGATAACATTATCCATTTCTTTAATAGCTCTAGCAATAGAAAATCCTTTTTTAGTTTCTTCTACAACCTCTTCTTCTACAATATCTTCACCACCAATCATTTCATCGATAGCTTCTTCAGTCTCATTTAATTTAACTTCCTCCATATCTTTCTCAGCTGTAGAGTCAGCTACGTTATCACCAAATCCGTCTTCTTCCTTACCTTCTTTGGCATCAGCTTTTAATTCAGCACCCTTCTTATCAACTACATATTCAGCACCATCACCAATACCCTTAGATGCAGATAATTTCATATCAGCTGAAAGTGGGTGGTGTTCTGTAATTAAGTTGTCATCTTCAAATACATTGATTTGTCCAGATTTACCAATAGCTTCATTAAGACTCATAAACTTAAGGTTTAATTGCTTAATAGCTTTAGCATAAGATGGATATGCTTTATCTTTCTTATTTTGTAAACCACCAATATATTGGAAGTCTTCTGTCATAAGATTTGATTTATTTTCAGATACCTTAATAAAGTATTCGTGATTCTCTCTTACGATAGCGTAGATTTTACCATCTGGCCCTTCTTTAGTTAATTCAACAACAGAACGCTTCACACCTTCATTAATAGGTGCCTTACCCATTAATTCTCTCATTCTGTTTAATTTTTCATTTCCT